GTTCCTCTTGACGGCTCACAAGGCCCACAAGGGGAGGCTGGAAAGGCTGGCAAGGATGGCGCTAAGGGCGAACAAGGGCCAAAGGGCGATAAAGGCGACAAGGGTGATGCTGGAGCCAAGGGAGATGTAGGAAAACAAGGCATTTCAGTGGTTGATGCACGCATCGATCTAGACAACAGCCTTGTTATATCTTTGTCAGATGGTCGTGAGATTGATTGTGGAACCATAACCCCCGGTGAAGCCAGAGCTTTGGTTGCTTTGAAGCAAACACATGGTAATGCTTGGGACAGGATTGACTTCAACACTACCCTTCCTAATCCACAGCACCAAGAGGGTGTGTTGTTTTATGACTACACCGACCATTCCTTAGCCTATTATAACGAAGCAGAGCAAGTAACTGTCAATATTGGTCGTGAAATGCTTGTCAGGGTGTATAACAACTCTGGTGTTTCTTTAGTTGATGGAGATGCTGTCTATATTAGCGGTACAGACACCAACTTTCCCGGTGTTGTTAAGGCTAGTGCAGCGTCTGAAACAACATCTAAGGCCATTTTAGGGCTGATTACGGCTCCAATTCCAATTGATGGTTATGGATATGTGTGTGTTTCTGGTGTTGTTAACGACTTAAACACCTCTGCCTACGCAACAGGCACAATTCTCTATCTATCCCCCACTACAGGGCTTCTTACAGACATTCCTCCTCTCCAACCAAATTATGTAGTGGAGATGTGTACTGTTATTTATAGTGATGCCATTAAAGGCCGTGTTTATGTGAGGGTGGATAAGAGGGACTGGTTTCCTTCCATTGAATTGTTAAACACAAACGCAACTGTAACGCTGCCAACAACACCCACGGTGTTTAAGGCTACAACAATTGCTCAGAACGATGGCTTCACCTACGACCTAGCCACAGGCGTAATGACAACCTTGGTAAGTAGCTCGTATTCATTAAATCTTAAGTTTAACGCACAGCCATCTGCTTCTAACAAATACATCTACTTCTATGCAGAAGAAGACAAAGGAGCAGGCTGGGAAATTGATAAATATTCAGCAAGGAAGCTGGAACTAGTGAATCAAACGGAAACAGAGGTGGTGATTGGTGTGAGTCACTACTACCCAACTGGCACAAAGATTAGATACTTTGTTTGGGGAGACGCCACCATCACCCTTAAAACTACCAATCTGCCCGGCACTACAGCAGGCACTGTCACGGTTCCAGCATACAAGCTGCAAATGGCTTAAATGTTTATTTTCATCCCCTATTGACTTTTGTGTTGTAAAAATGGTACAATGGTTGTATAGAAACAACAAAGGATAAAGCCAATGGCTCCTGAACTTCAGAATTATTACGAGGAAACTTTCTCAATGATGGCTACCCAAGGGTGGAAATTGTTGATGGAAGACCTTACAAAGATTAAAAACACGGTTAATGAACTGTCAACTGTCCAAGATGCTCAATCTCTTTTTCATCGACAAGGACAGATTGACATTCTTAACCTGCTTTTAACCCGCAAAGAGGCGTGTGAGAGGGCATATGAGGAGCTTGCAGAATGAAAAGATTCTATGAGTTTCGCTGTGCTCACGGGCATGTTTCGGAGCACTATATAGACGAAAGCTTACGAGTTGCTTCCTGTAAAGAATGTAACGAAGAAGCCATTCGTATCATATCCACCCCGCGAGTTTCATTGGAGGGCATTACAGGTGCTTTTCCCGGAGCAGCGGATAAATGGGTACGAGATCGGGCTGAAAGGCTCAAACAAGAACAGAAGAGAAACGCGTAAGCGCCCTTCTGAAGTTATTTTTAAATCTCCTAAAACCCGTTATGGGCAGGATGAAAGGACAGTATGGCATTAATCGACAATGAAGAAGTGTTTACCAGTGAATTTGACGCTGTAGAACAGCAGGAGAAGGTGGCTGAGTCCCCTCCTGTAGAAACCAAACAAAAGATTCCTTCTAAATACGAAGGCAAGAGTCTTGAAGATATTGTGACAATGCATCAAGAGGCTGAGAAGCTGATTGGGCGTCAGGCACAAGAAGTTGGTGAGGTTCGAAAGCTGGCAGATGAATTGCTTAAACAACAACTCTACAAGAAAGATGAGCCTGCTTTAGTAGAAAACGAAATTGACTTCTTTGAAGACCCAAAGAAGGCTGTTCGTGATGCAGTGGATAAACACCCAGATGTGTTGGCAGCTAAACAAGCAGCCGCACAGATGAAACAGATGCAAACGCAGGCGATGCTCCAAAAGAAACATCCCGACTTTGCAGAAGTAATTCAAGATGGTGAATTCATTAATTGGGTGAAGGGAAGCAACTTGCGTATGCAGATGTATACACAAGCTGACACCTCCTTTGATTTTGAAGCTGCTGATGAACTACTTTCCACATTCAAACAGATTCGTGGTGTAAAAACAACACAAGCGCGTACCGATGGTACTGAAGTTCTTAAACAGAACATGAAAGCTGCTGCTGTAGATACTAGCGGAACTGGTGAGTCTCCAAGGAAAGTTTATCGCCGTGCTGACCTTATCCGGCTTCGCATGACAGACCCCGCTCGCTATGAAACGCTTGAACCTGAAATTCGTCAGGCTTATGCGGAAGGACGAGTTAAATAATTGCGCTAACGCGCAGAAGGAAATTTAAAAATGGCTTTAGGTACTAATAATGTCACTACGACAACAGCTGCAACATTCATCCCAGAAATCTGGAGCGATGAGATTGTTGCAACTTACAAGAAAAACCTTGTTCTTGCTAATCTGATTAAAAAGATGAGCTTCAAAGGCAAGAAGGGTGACAGCGTTCACATTCCTGCTCCTATCCGTGGCAATGCTTCCGTTAAAGCTGCTTCCACCCAAGTGACTCTGATTGCAGGCACTGAGTTGGAAGTTGTTGCAACCATTGACCAGCATTACGAGTATTCGCGTCTGATTGAAGATATTGTCGAAGCACAGGCTCTGGCCTCGCTCCGCAACTTCTACACTGAAGATGCTGGCTACGCTCTTGCTCGTCAAGTGGACACCTCGCTCATTCAATTGGGTCGTGGCGTTCAAGGCGGTAACGGCACTGCTGCTTACAACGCAGCCTTCTCTGGCGCTGATGGCACTACCGCTTATGTGGCTGCTGCCAACACCGGCCTCGGCGCTCTGACTGATGCTGCTATCCGCCGCTCCATTCAGCGTCTGGATGACAATGATGTTCCAATGGATGGTCGCTTCTTGCTGGTTCCTCCATCAACCCGCAACACCTTGATGGGCATTGCGCGTTTCACGGAGCAGGCATTCGTTGGTGAGCAAGGTTCTGCCAACACCATCCGCAACGGTGAAATCGGTAATGTTTATGGTGTGCCAGTCTTCGTGACCAGCAACGCTGAATCCACCACTGGTACTACCGCTGCTAAGGCTTGCCTGATGGGTCATAAAGACTTCGCAGTGTTTATCGAGCAGATGGGTGTTCGTTCACAAACTCAGTACAAACAGGAATACCTCGGTACTCTGTTCACTGCTGACACCCTGTACGGTGTTAAGGAACTGCGTGACGGCTCTGCTGTTGCTCTGATTGTGCCTGCATAAGCATGGCTTTGAAGGAGGCTCCTACGGGAGCTTCCTTTTTATAACGAACTAATAAGCTCTTTACAAAAAGGAAACAACATGGCTAAATTTAAATGCGTCCACACAGGTTGTGTATATGAGTGGAATGAACAAGAAACAATTAACAACATGCGTAAGCACGCTGAATACGTAGAAGTTGAAGAACCAAAAGAAGAAAAGCCTGCTCCTAAGAAACCTGCTAAGGAATAACGATGTTTTGTGATTTTCCAAAATATAAGCATTTAAAGCAAACAATCTACAGAGGCCCCGGTGGAGGTGGTAATGCCGACTCAGATGCTGAAATCAATGCACTGACAGCCCTTACTAACGAAGCCCTTGCCTATTCTGAAGCAGCAGGCTTAGAAGCTGATGCAGCAGCCGCTTCAGCAGCAGCAGCGTCCACCAGTGCTGCTAGCGCAGCTACGAGTGCATCTGGAGCAGCCACTAGTGCCACTAACGCAGCTTCTAGCGCTTCTTCTGCATCCACAAGTGCGTCTTCTGCATCCACTAGTGCTACAAACGCAGCCGCTAGTGCTTCTTCTGCATCTACTAGTGCCACTAATGCAGCGTCTAGCGCATCTGCTGCGTCCACTAGTGCAACCAATGCAGCCTCTAGTGCCACAGCAGCGGCTTCTAGCGCCACAACAGCGGCAGGCAGTGCTACAACAGCGACTACGCAAGCGGGAAATGCAGCAACAAGCGCTTCAACAGCCACCACACAAGCAGGCATAGCCACAACAGGAGCCGGAACGGCGACAACACAAGCAAGCAACGCAGCCACCAGTGCTTCTGGTGCGGCTACAAGTGCTACTAATGCTGCAACTAGCGCATCAGCAGCATCAACAAGCGCAGCAGCCGCCCTTGCTTCGGAGACAGCAGCAGCAGCTTCTGCGGCCTCTATTGACCCAACAACAATTGTACGAACCACTGGTAATCAAACAATTGCAGGAGTTAAAACATTCTCCTCCACCATTGTAGGCAGCATTAACGGCAACGCAGCCACCGTCACTTCAGTGACCCCCTCGCAGGTGAGCGACCAAGCCAATACAAGCACAGGCTTCTTTGACCTGCCTGTAGGCACAACAGCACAGCGGGGCAGCCCCACATCTGGTGCTATTCGCTTTAACAGCGACACCCCCGGCTATGAGGGCTACAATGGCTCTGCATGGGGCAGCTTAGGCGGAGGCAACACCACCACCCAAGGTTTGTGGGAGAATGCCAACAGCATCACAGCCAATTACACAATCGGTACAAACAACAATGCAACAAGCACAGGCCCAATTACCGTGGCTTCTGGCATCTCAGTAACTGTTCCATCTGGCTCACGCTGGGTGGTTTTGTAAGGAATTATATGGCAGTAGTTATAGACGGAACAACGGGGGTATCAGCGGTTCAAGCTGGTGCAGTTACAACTTCTGATCTTCCTGCGGGGAGTGTGTTGCAGGTTGTTCAAAGTGTAAAAACAGATACTTCTTCTTTTGCTATTGGAGCAACAGGGGATATATCTGGACTTAGTGTTAGCATAACTCCTACATTGTCTACAAGTAAAGTTTTGGTTACCTTTTGTTTGCAAGGGTCAACTGCTTACGATGGAATTCTTAATTTATATCGTGATGCAACGGCTATTGGTCAAGGCGATGCGGCGGGTAGTCGAAGAAGGGGAATAGCAGAATTTCCACAAACATCTACGGCTGGTTCTACTGCAACTGCTGCTGTGTCATTTCTTGATTCTCCAGCAACTACAAGTAGCGTAACATATAAAATACAAGCAATTATGGACGGTGCGGCGGGTTATGTTAATCGTTCACAAACTGATGCTGATGCTGTTTATGACCCAAGATTAAGTAGTTCAATTACAGTTATGGAGATTGCAGCATGAACCACTTAGCAATTTACGCGCTGTATCCGCAGGTGGTCACTGTCGATGACGGTACTGGCGCATTTGACGCGCAGGGTAACAAAGTTGTGATTGATGCTGCTGCTGTTGCTGCGTGGGTCAACCCCAACGCCTACAAAGACAAACGCGCTGCTGCCTACCCATCAATGGCTGACCAGCTTGACCTGCTCTACCACGGCGGCATGGACGCATGGAAAGCGGCAATCACCGCAGTCAAAGAGGAGTTCCCAAAATGAGCAGCATTGCAATAACCGGAGGCGCTACAGGCACGGGAGTGTTTTCCCTCCTCGCTCCTGCAACCAACACAAACCGAACACTGACGCTGCCTGATAGCGCAGGCACTGTAGCCACCAACGAGGCCATTGCTGCTGCTGGATACACAACATCTGCTGGAGTGTTAACTCAATTCAACGCCAGCGGCTCTGCACCAGTCTATGCTTGCCGCGCATGGGTGAACTTTAATGGTTCTGGCACTATTGCTATTCGTGCAAGTGGGAATGTAAGTTCTCTTACCGATGTGGGGGCGGGGGACTATAGGGTTAATTTTATTGATGCAATGCAGGATGCTATTACCTCTGGTCAAAAAGGGGTTGATTGGTGAATTGTTCTTTTTTCTACCTCTAATCCGTTTTTAACCACTAGCGTTGGGCTTGTAACTCAAACTCCAAGTGATTCTCCAAACGATAACCCTTATGTTTGCGTTTCCATCTTCCGCTAGTCGTTGCAAGCAACTCCCTGAAAGAACATTATGAGAATAATCTACAAAACATCAAGGCAGGAGGTGAGCAATGGCTAATGGCACACTTGCTGTAAGTCAGTTGGAAATACTGACGCAATCAGGAACAGGCATCATCACTGTTGTTCCTCCTGCAACCAACACAAACCGCACCATCACCCTG